TCTTTGGTGTGGCTTCTTTAAATGAAACCATGAATGACAAAGGAGAAATACAAGAGCAACAAGACAAGGAGATTCCTGTTGTGTGGGAAATAAGTAACAAAGATGCTTTCAAGATAATGGGACAAACTATTGGAAAGTACTTATCATCAAGGCGTCTATTGCCACAACATGAGATAAAAATGACTACTGAAGGAAAACAAATGCCAAATGGCAATATGGTATATACTCCTATTCCTTCTGTAGATTTTTCAAAAGAAATTAAGATAGGAGACACAGATCAAGAAGTGTTTGCTAACTTTGTAGCATGGGTTGATAGCCAAAATGATTACATCACAGACAAGTATAATGAGATAAACAATACAGTTTTGTTTAGTGATGAAGAAACTAGTGTGATAGAGGAGTTTGTAGACGTAACAGAGGAATTTTGATATGGAGCATCCTGTTGAACTTCAGGTACACAACTATTTTACAAACGTAATTAATGGCTCTGTAGGCATGTCTAAAAGCACCAAACAAAAGATTGTGAAACATGTAGAGCAATCATTAGATAAACAATTTGAAGGTAGAAAAAATAATAAGTTTAGATTAAGAGCAAGCAATATAGGAAGAGCTACTTGTCAACTTTGGTTTATGAAGAATAAACCTGAGAAAGCAATACCTCCCGGCTCTAACTTCCTATTGCGTATGTTAATAGGAGATATAACTGAAGCTGTGTTTAAGGGTGTGTTAACTGAAGCAGGAGTTAATTACGGTGAACCGGAAAAAGTACAAGTAGAAATAGCAGGAGAAACTATTAACGGTGAGTATGATCTTATTGTAGATGGTAAAGTAGATGATATAAAGTCTGCTAGTCCTTGGAGTTACAGAAACAAATGGATAGGAGGTGAAGAAGTAGAAAAAAGCGATAGCTTTGGTTATATTGGACAACTTGCTGTGTATGCAAAAGGTAAGGGAGTTGAGCCGGGAGGATGGTGGGTTGTCAACCATTCTTCCGGTGAATTTAAGTATGTAAAATACACTAGCAATTTAAATAAAGTTATGAAGTCATTGGAGAAAACAGTAAATATAATAAAGGAAAATGTATTTGCACGTTGCTATGAACCAGTAAAAGAAAAATATAGAAAAGTTGAAAGTGGAAGGTATACACTTTGCACTGAATGTAAATTTTGTGATTTTAGATTTGCCTGTTGGGGAGATGCCTTAACAGAACAAGAGTCTAAAGTAAGTAAGGCTAAAGAAAAACCTATGGTGTATTATATAGATAAAGGAGCAATATAATAACATAGCAAAATTTTAATAACTAAAAGGAATTATGCAATGATAGAAGTTTTAATTACGGATAAAATGAGAAAAGTTGCACATAAAAAGTCAAAGGAAATGGGGGTATTACGTAATAGCATTACTCGTGGACAAGGAAATGTATTTGGTTTTCTTGGTGAAGAAATTGTAAGAAAGATATTAGGAGGAGAGGAAAACAATACACATGATTATGATTTAATTATAGACAATAAAACAATAGACGTTAAAACAAAGAGAACATCTGTTACACCCAAGCCAAATTATGATTGTAGCGTCGCCGATGTTACAAGAAAACAAAACTGTGACTATTTTGCATTTGTAAGGGTTTTAAATGATCAGTCTAAAGGTTGGTTCCTTGGATTAAAAGATAGAGAAGAATACTTTAAAGAATCTGTGTATTTGAAGAAAGGAGAACATGATCCAAGTAATAACTATTTTGTAAAAGCCAATTGTTATAATCTTCCAATATCCTCTCTTACTTTTGAAGTGGACAGACTCATTAATGTTATTTCAAAAAATAAGGAGAAGTAAAGAGCTTGAATAAAAAAGTAAAAAAGATTGTATTTAGATCAAAATCTGAAGAGTATGTTTGTCAACTGCTCAATAATTTAAATATACCTATACTATATGAAGACATTAAGATTGCTTACAGATGGATTGAAGATAAAACATACACACCAGATTTTATACTGCCTAACGGAATTATCTTAGAGGTAAAGGGAAGATTTGTTTTAGAGGATAGGAAGAAGCATCTCTTCATACGGAAACAACATCCTGATAATGATATTCGATTTATATTTGACAATCCTAATAAGAAGTTATATAAGAGAGGAAAGATGACATATGCAGGTTGGTGTGAAAAACATAAGTTTTTATACTGCAAAAAAGTAGATGGTATTCCACAAACATGGTTAAATGAAGAACGATGTTGGGATTCTTTGGAGTGGTGTCATACAAAAAAGAAATAATATACAACTAAAGAGGTATAAAATGAACAAATTAAATAACAAAATACATGTTAATGATTTTATTATAGTGCTAAGACCCGTTATGCAAAATACAACGGAAGAAGATAATGGTGCTTCTGTGTGGGTAGGCGACGTACAGGTAAAATTACTTACTGATCTATCCAAAATATCTTTAGATGAATACCAGCATGAGAGTATGCTTAAAATTTGTAATCTTATGGCGGCTTCTATTCCTTCAATGCACGAAAATGCATTTGTGAGGCATGTAGTTGAGCATTACTTAAGACATCATGAACTTGATTTAGAGCATGTTGATATAGAAGAACATGAAGAAGAAAAAGTTGATGATAATAATAACATAATCAAATTAGTTTTTAATTCTGAAACAAAAGGAAATGCATAATGCCAAGTAGCCTTTTTATTAAAGAATATAAAGCACAGCAAGACACAGTTAATAGTCCTTTGCATTATAACAAACATGGTATCGAATGCATACAGGCTATTGAAGCAGCTTTAACTGATGAAGAATTTCGTGGGTACTGTAAAGGAAATGTACTTAAATACACTTGGAGAGAAAACTATAAAAATAAAGATGAAGATTTACTAAAAGCACAATGGTATCTTAACAAGCTAGTAACAACAATTAAGAAATGATCATGAGAGCTAGAGCTAATATATTTTTGGAAATTGACCCGGATGAGTTTTTTATGCCTGTCGATGGAGATCCTACAAATGAACTTGTCGATATGTTATATGAACTATTAGAAAATCTAGATGGAGCTAAAATTCTTACTTTAAAAGTTAGATGCACTGGAGTACACAAACATGAATTATATGAATGATTACCAAAGATTTATTACACTTTCAAGATATGCTCGTTGGATTGAAAATGAAAACAGGCGGGAAACTTGGGAAGAAACTGTAACTCGTCTTGTTGATTATTTTATGTACCATGTAAAAGAGGTTTTAGAAATAACTGTTGATGAGGGGATATGGAAACAATTAAAAAATAGTATATCATCTTTGGGTATTATGCCCAGTATGCGATCTATGATGACTGCTGGACCTGCATTATCAAGAGAGAATATAGCTAGTTATAATTGTTCTTACATTCCTATTGATAATCCAAAAGCATTTGATGAGGTTCTTTATATACTAATGAATGGAACAGGTGTAGGTTTTTCTGTTGAAAGGCAGTACATAAATAGCTTACCTACGATACCTGATAGAGAATTTGAACATACAGATGATGTAATTTCTGTAGCAGACTCAAAGGAAGGCTGGGCAAGGGCATTTAGAGATTTGGTTTCTTATCTATACACATGCCGTGTACCCAAAATAAACATAAATAAAATTCGTCCTTCAGGAGCAAGACTAAAAACATTTGGTGGTAGAGCTTCAGGACCACAGCCCTTAGTGGATTTATTTGACTTTACTATTACCAAGTTTAAAGAAGCCAGAGGAAGGAAGTTAAATTCCTTGGAATGCCATGATATTGTTTGCAAAACAGGAGAAGTTGTAATAGTTGGTGGTGTACGAAGATCCGCTCTTATTTCTTTGTCTAATCTATCAGACTATCGTATGAGAGCAGCTAAAACAGGACAGTGGTGGGAAACTAACCCAGAAAGAGCATTAGCAAACAACTCTGCTGTGTACACAGATATGCCTGACACAGGGACTTTTATGAGCGAGTGGCTATCTTTATATGAAAGTAAATCAGGTGAAAGAGGTATATTTAACAGGCAATCTGCTAAAAATAAAGCTGCACAGAACGGTAGGAGAAATACAGATATAGATTTTGGTACAAACCCTTGTTCAGAAATACTATTGAGGCCAAATCAATTCTGTAATTTAACAGAGGTTGTCTGTAGAAGTAGTGATACAAAAACTACTCTAAAAAATAAAGTAGAGTTGGCTACTATTTTAGGAACCATACAAGCTACCTTTACTAACTTTGGGTATCTTCGCAAAAGATGGCAAAACAATACTGAAGAAGAAAGGTTGTTAGGAGTATCATTAACTGGTATAATGGACTGTTCATTGCTTAATGGTACGACAGATAATTTATCATCATTGTTAAATTATCTTCGTAACGTAGCTATAGAGGCTAATAAGGCATGGGCTAAAAAGCTTGAGATACCACAATCTACAGCAATTACATGTGTAAAGCCTTCTGGAACTGTGAGCCAACTGGTAGATAGCTCAAGTGGAATACATGCTAGGCATAACGCACATTATATAAGGACAGTTAGAGCGGATAACAAAGACCCACTCACTCAATTTATGATGGGCGTAGGAATACCATATGAAATGGATTATTTACAACCAGATACAATTACAGTGTTTTCTTTTCCTATGAAGGCTCCAGAAAAAGCTATTTGTAGAAACGACATGTCTGCTATAGCACAACTTGAACTATGGAAAACATATGCGGAACATTGGTGTGAACACAAACCCTCAGTAACTATTTCTGTTAAAGAAAAAGAATGGGTGAATGTAGGATCTTGGTGTTGGAATAACTTTGACTACCTTTCCGGTGTGTCCTTTTTGCCACATACGGATCACACATATAAACAAGCACCATACCAAGACATAAATGAAAAAGAATATAATTCATTGGTAGGTAAGATGCCAAAAGATATTGATTGGAGTAAACTATCTGATGTAGAAAAAGAAGACACGACAAGAGGAACACAGGAACTGGCATGTACTGCTGGTGTGTGTGAATTAGTTGATATCACATAAAAATTAAGGAGAAAAACAATGCGTAAGGAACATCATCCCCCTCTTCGTATCCAACATGCCAAAGGATACCATGCATTTAAGCGGGGAAGGATAATTAACCCATACAAAGAGGGAAGTTCCTTTTACAAGGAATGGGAACGAGGGTTTAATAAGGCATACTTTGAAAATTTAGGAAAGCTTAATGTCAGAGCAGCTTGAAGAAAATTTAACGAAAGAAGTTAAAAAATGGAAACAAAAAAAGGAAGGACATAATGAGCCTTCCTTGGATAACTTATTTACTAGACATACTATGGATACAGATAACCCACAATCATATTGGGTTCATGGGAGGTTTGCTTTTATGAATAGTTTTAAATTATTGTTATGTTGTATCTTTGGAATGATACATGCAGTTTTTCCTTGGTGGTTTAAGTTTACTACCTCAACTGCAATAATCAAATCCTTTAAAATCTTGGTAGATAGTAAGAGACATAGAAGAGAGATACAAGATATAATTCCTGATTACTTAAACAAGGATAAATTTTAAGTACCGTTTGTTCTCCCCGCATCTTTGATTTGCTCTTGAAGCTCCTCCACAACTTCGTGGCGGGGCTTTTTTCTTTCTGTACGAGAAAGACCATATACAGTTCTCACAGTTTCATCATGTTCTATAAAGTTTATTTCAAGAACACGAACTCTATCTATTAATCTTATGATTATTACATTTAACTCTTTTATCTGTTTAGAAATCATATCTCTCGTGTCTCTTACTTCTTCATCTATTTCATTACGTAGCTGATCTATGCTTTTTAAAGAAGCTGTATGCTGATTATACAATTCCTTTTTAAGGTTTTTGGTTATCCATTTGATGAGCCACCATAGAGCATACCCTGCAGCAGCGGCTGCAATTACGGGTATGCCTACAGTTTCAAATAGTTTAATGAAAGAGGTAACTGTCATTTAAGTTGCTCCGGCACTATTGCGGTCAATCTCTACGATGAAATTGTCTTACAGATCGCGATTCATGTTGCTTTTTTAACTTTATTTTACGAACATGTATAGTTATTTTTTGTATGTCTAATATATTATTCATATTCGGTGATCTTCCTTCATATTTTTCAAATAATGCAACCGCTTTTCCTCTATCTTCATCATTAATAGTTTCAAATTCCGCTAGTAATAATCCTAGTTTATCACTATTAAGTCTTTTAATTTCGTCTTTATTATTTTTTTGATGTGCAATTGATAGTTCTTGGTTAAGTAATTTTTCTAACACAAAAAACTTATTTCCCATAAGTGCTCTTGTTGTCCTTATAAGAGCTTCTCTCTTGTCTTCTCTAAAAATATTTTTATATGTGTCGCTCTTTATATAATTTATTAAATATGGAATTTGTGTTTGATAATATGTATTTAATTTTGAACGAAGTCTTGGAGAACCAAGTATAGTAGGAAATACTGTATATTGCTCTATTCTTTGTTTTGAAAGTTCTTTTTTAATAATATTTTTTTGTTCTGGAGGAGCAAGACCAGTTAATTGTCTAGGAAAACTCATTCCTCTTTCAATTAAGGTTGGTTCAAATTTTGTAGGATCTTTAAGAGGAAGTGTGGGATCTATTATTGGAGATATTGCTGTAACTCCTTTTGCAACATCTTCAGAAATAAGAAATGGGAGAGCTTGTCTAGCAAATCTAGCTATTCCTTGAGGAGATACTGTTATTCCTGCTAGACTATATTCTGCATCTTCTCCTTCTTTAGCACCCACAGGAAAACTACGAAATGCATTTTTAATAGACGTATCAAACCAATTTATTCCTTGAGTACTTTGCAATGTTTCATATTCTTTTGGAGACAAATCTCCCTTTAAGTCTCTCCAAACTCCCATAGGGACAGCAAATGAACCTATATATTTTCCTACATATTTTCCGGCCACAGAATAAAGTTCTTCCCAGTTTCTTTTTTCTGCCTCTTCAGATAATTTTTCACCTGTTATTGCACTTCTAAAAAAGTTAGTATCATTAATAGCATCTCTAAATTCGTTTATAAATTCTCCTCCTATTCCTGTTTTAAATTGTGCTCCCATTACTGATTTTAAAAACTCAATCATTGTAGCTTTACCCTGCTTAGTAAATCTTTCTATTATAGGTCTTTTGGCTACATCTGTCCATTTTCTTTCTGCATCTTCATCCCAAACTATAGGATACATTTTTCCTTCTTCATCCTCTGTCAAAGAAGATCTTAAAATTATATCTGCCATTAACATAAAAGGTGCAAATGGACCATAAAATGCCCATGCATTTTTATATGTGTCTGTTTTTTCGTCGTAATATTCCCACCATCTAGCATTTGGACCTTGTTGAGCACGCAATTGAATTGCTCCATACAACA